AAACTCAATCTTTCCAACAGGAAAGGAATTTAATGTAAATTTTGATTGGATAGATGTTGCGAGCGCAACAGGATATTTAAATTATGATTTATTTACTACTCTTGATAGTGGTGGCACAAATAGATTATTAATAGAGACGAGCACATCTAGTGGTTTAAGTTCTATCAGTGGTTATAGTGCTGGTTGGGCGCCAGTAAGCCTAAACACGGGTAGCATTATGAACACTAATGTTTTAACAAAAAGGTTGGATTTAGATTATGATTCTACAGAATTTCAACTTCCAAGAATAGTAAGGGGGAAAGCTTATTTCAGATTCTTTGTGCATACTGGACGTAATGCAGGTACAGACGTACAAGTTTACGCTAAAATAAGATTAAGGAAATGGGACGGAACAACTGAAACAGAAATAGCAGACGTTACAAGTCCAACTTTGGTCTGGACTTCTGACCAAACAATCCCAGTATCTTTATCTGTTGATGTTCCACAAACTCACTTTAAGAAAGGAGAACAGTTAAGAATTACCATTGAAGGTTGGGTAAAATCAGGGGCTACTGGTTGGGGTTATGTTAGTTTGACAGGAGACCCAGCAGACTTAACAACTACAGATGGTGGTTTTATTACCTTTGCAGCAGGAGAAACTCGGATATTGTGTGCAATTCCATTTAAAATAGAGGTATAATATGACAGAAACTTATGAAAAAGACGAAAATCATTTGATTGTTAATAAATTAGTTGCTCAGAAAGTAGAATATACTAAAGAAGAACTAATATCGTTAAAAGAAATGGCTGAACTGGATAAAGTAGAAAACGACAAATCCATTGCGGAGTACAATAAACTAATAACAGAATGTGAGAAATTAGGTCTATAAAATGCCAGATACAAATATTAATAGTGCTGAAATTGGAAACAAACTTAATACTCAAGATAATTATGCAGTGACGCCAGTAGATACTGACGGACCGCAAGACCAAAAAGAAACAACCTATACGAATACGGCTTGGACGACCCAGATGGGGTATTATATTTCTAATGCAAAATTTAAAACTGCGGTAAATGCGAAAGCTCGTTGGACTGTTGGAAAGGGTATTGTAAGTAATGAAATCACTGAAATGGCTTTGTCGACAATAAAAGGTAACGGAAAAGATACATTTAACACAATTTTAGAAAACGCAGTAAGAGTTTATCATATTGGGGGAGATTCTTTTGCTGAGATTATACGAGACAATACGGGACAATTACTAAATTTAAAACCACTGAATCCAGGAAAGATTAAAATTGTTTGTAATCGTCAAGGAATTATAACAAGATACGAACAAATAAACAAACCAGATAGTAATTTTATTAGAAGGGGATTTAACAAAGTGCTTGGGAGGAGTTCTGGATTGAGATTCAAACCAGACCAAATTTTTCATTTAATGAAAGATCGGGTTGCAGATGAAATTCATGGGAGAAGTATTGTTCCAGCAGTGCAGAAAATCCTCGACGCATACGAAGAAGCATTTGCAGATTATAAACTAGCGTTGCACAGAAACGTTTATCCTATTAGGATTTATCATCTTGATACAGATGACTCGACAGAAATTGCCAAGTTTAAGGCAACTGCCGATAAAGCAGGGTATCAAGGAGAAAATATTTACATTCCTAAAGGAGCAGTAGAAACAGAATTGGCCGCAGTTCCAAGTAATGCAACAATGAATCCGCTTCCATGGATTCAGTTGTTAGGGGCTGAGTTCTATCAAGCAACGGGTGTCCCGATGATTGTTGCCGGTGGTGGTGCTGAATTTACGGAGGCAAGTGCGAAGATAGCTTTTATTGCTTTCGAAGCAACAATATCCGAAGAACAGCTTTATATTATGGAATCTGTTTTATCTCAGTTAAATTTGGAAATCAAATTAGAAGTTCCTGCGAGTTTACAACAAGAACTATTAACAGATATGGGTAAAGAAGAAACAGCACAAGCAAGTACGCCAGAAGACACAACAGTTCCTAACACGGGGGTCAAATAAATGGTAGTAAAAACAAGTAAAAAAAGAAATCCTGCAGATGTTAGGGCTGGAATTAATGCTGGTAAAATAGGACAATCAAGCGCAGCACAACGAACAGGCACAAAAGCAGAAATCGCAGACGCTGCAAAAGGTAAAGATACCGCACAACAAGAACGATTAAGAGCAACTCGAAGGCAAACGGGAAACAAAATGCAAGCTGAAAGTGACGCACGGAACACCAGAAGGGGTTTTGATAATAACATGCCAGAATTAAGAGCTCCGGCAGTTGATAACAGACCAGTTGAGCAGGAACAATCACTAGTAAATGGTCCAGTTCAACAATCAGAAGGTCAAAATGCGCAAGAAAATATACAATTAACAACAAAAGAACCACAAGAGGACGAAAGCTTTTTTGATAGATTAGGAGAAACTATTACCACAGGGGAATTTTCAGAAGACCCTGGTTTTAATCGTGCAGTTAATGCAAAAGATTTAGCACAAATAGCAGCAACTGGCGTTGGAATTGGTGCGGCAAGTATTGCTTTAAGTGCTGGTTTGGCCACAATAAGTGGAGCCGGACCCGTTGCCGCAGTTTCAAAAGCCGCAGCTGGCACAACTGTAAAGAATACAGCTACAAAAATTGCTACAAATACTGTGACTGCTGCAAAAACAACATCATTTTTATCAAAAATATATGCTGGTGCTGGTTTAGCTGCTGGATTGAGTACTGTTGCTTTTACTTTGGTTGGAACTTATCCTTTTAGTGGTTTCATTAAAGAGGAAGCACTTCAACAATTAGGATTTACGAGTAGAATTGCTATAGATGAAGGAAATTTAGAAGCGGCAGACGCTGCTTTAGCCCAAGAAATAGCAATTCTTAACCCTACTGTTTGGGAAAATGTTTTGGCTGCAATACCTTTTGTTAATGTTCAGGCACAAGTTAAGAACTTTTTAGAAGCTGCAGCCTTAGATGTTGAAGTAAAAGCAGAACAGTTAGAAAGAATACGAGCTGGAGAACTTACTCCAGAAGAACAAGGTTTTGCAGACAGAGCAACAGCACAAGCAGAAAGAGACAAGAGATTTGACCCTCAGCCGGAACTTGGAACAGACGAATATTACAAACAAAGAAACGAAAAATGATAGAAGAAGGTTTGCTTAATTACGGAGCATTGGGACTTTGGACTATTGCGAATTTGTATTTACTCAGATGGTTTATGAAGAAGGACGACACCAGAGACAAGAACATGATTACAGTTATTGAAAATAACACGAGAACACTTGCAGAAGTCAAAACAGTTATTGTCAAGTGTATTAAAAAATAAGAGGTTATAAAGTGGAAGATGAAACAAACAAAGAGAAAACGTCAAATATCGAAAATGTTCAGAAAAACCCGGTTACAGAAGCTCAGAATGTTCTTGCTAAGTTGGAAGAACAAAACCAAATAATGCGGAACAACATCAATGAACTTCAAGAATTGAAAGCTACTGAAATGCTTTCCGGATCCGCAAATGCGGGCCAGGAAATCAAGCCGAGAACAGATAACGACGTTGTAAATGACCAAGCCAAAGCAATGCTTGAGGGTTCTGGATATGAAGACATTCAGCTAGATTAGAGCAAAGATTTAAATATTTCTTTGTATTAGGCACTAAATAGAGGTAATAATCAAATGGCAAATGAAGCAATTATTGTTGAATTATTAGGAAATGCAGGAGACCCAGTTAATTATACAGTGGCAGACGGCACAACTATTGAAAAAGGTACAGTATTGGAACTAGAAGACCCTAAAACTTGTAAATTAGTAAGTGGTGCAGGTGTACCTATTGCAGGAATAGCAGCAGCGGAAAAAGTCGCTAATGACGGAGCTACAACTATGGCAGTTTTGACTAACTGTATTGTTGAATTGACGTGTAGCGCTGGAGGAACAGCTACTCTTGGAAGTTTTGTTCGGTCGGCAGGAGCAGACAATACAATTACAGTTTCAACAACTTTGGATAACGAAACCGGAAAATCTATTGGTAAAGCTTTGGAAACTGGAATCAATAACGAAGTTATTTTGGTGAGGGTATTATTATAAAATGGCAGACAGCACAGGAATGGCAGACTTACGAGCTGAAACAATCTCTAAGTTAGTAAAAGGTTTTGCATTGCAGCAATATGTGATGAAACAATTATGTATGGTTGAAAACTCAAACGCTTGGACAGAGACTTATTACAAAGAAACAGCAGAAGATTTAACAGGCGGAACAGGAGCAGCAATTAAAGGAGTACCTAGATTAGCTAAGTTTCCTTATGGTGAAGTTACCTGGACTAAAACATCAGGAAGAAATCTTAAACACGCTATCGAAGGAGTTTTGTCTTGGGAAGATGTTAAAACAAATAACTTACCAATGATTCAAAGAACTCTTTTAAGAATTAGTCGAGCAGTGGCAAAATCAGTAGATGATGAAATAGCTGCCGTGATTGTTTCCGGAGCAGGAAACACTACAGCTGGGACTGACTGGAACGATGGAGTTGTTGCAGACCAAGACCCCGTTGCAGATTTATTAAGAGCTAAATCTTTAATCGCTATTGATAACTATAATCCAGATAGAAACGGTTACTTGTTAGTACACCCAACTAACTACGCAGAACTTTTAGGAAATGCAAGCGTAAGAAACGCAGGCCAGTTCTGGACTGACTCCGCTACTAAAAACGGTAGAGTGGGAATGATTGTTGGATTGACTGTTTTAGTTTCTAACTCAGTTACTGTTGGCGGTGCTCAGGTTGTAGTTGCTAAAGAAGCATTAACTTGGAAATCCGTGGTAGGACTGTCAGTTGAAACTATCAACGACCCAGGAATTAAAACCACTATTCGAGCTTGGGAAGTAGGACAAATTCAAGTAGTTAATGAAGATGCTATTTGTACGATAACAGGTATCTAAAATGTCATATAAGAATAGAAAAGTAGAATATGACAGATGTTTAACTTTAGGCTTGAAGGTTTCTAAACCTTTGGCTGAGGAGTTTGCACCAAAGATAGTGCCTAAAGCTGAGGTTAAGAAAAATGTCAAGTGAGGTTATGGATGCGCTGGCAGTAAAAGATGTTCTCGGAGTAAAGAACGGAAAGTTAAAAATTGTTGATGCTTTTACTGCAAACGCAACTGAAAATGTTACTATTAGTAACGTTGCACCAGCAGCAGTTGGAACTGCAACGATTTCCAAATGGTTAGAAATACAAGACTCAAGCGGAACAGCTTATTATATCCCGTTATGGACTTAGAGTATGAAAGACCCATTCAAAGCAGCTTATCGTCGCCCTACTAAACAGGGCTCTGCTGGCTATGATAACGTTCGGGACAATATTGATCCTCACGTTAAAACGCAAGCTATTTCTACTAAAGAGGTTGTAGGAAAAACAGGAGTTTTTTCTGTTTCTGTTACAGCACCAAATCTTAATGTTTCTGATTGGGATGATGCTTATTCTTGGGGAGACCATGCCTTAGAGGGTTATGCTTTAGCAACTGATGTTGTTCCTTATACTGGTGCAACTACTGATGTGCAGTTGGGTGAACATGAACTTCAAGCTAATAAAATTGGAATTAATTTGCTTTCTGGAAATACACCAGATAAAGAGTTAGATATTCAAGGAGATATTAATATTCAAACTGTTAGTTCACCATCTGTTGCTGCAATGGCTTTTACTTTGGGTGGTCCGGGAAATGTTGACATCGGAACGCACCGCTACGCAGTTTGTTTTTATACTTCAAAAGGAACGACATATATGTCTGCTAATTATGTGGATGTTGTTATAACAGACAATACAACTAACGGACAAGTTTTGTTTACTGGAATACCTATCTCGACAAACCCATTAGTTATTGGGAGAAAATTATTCAGAAGTAAAGGCGGCGGTTCAACAACAACAAAAAACTTAGTTGCGACCATTGCAGACAATACTACAACAACTTATACTGACAATATTGCAGATGCAAGTTTGCCAGCAGGTGATTATAGAAGTATAGATAATTTCACAGGTGGTGGAATCTTCAAAGATAATTTACGTTATGGTTTTTTTGGAAAATATAATTCTGGAATAGGATATTTATCACTTAATTCTTATAACCCACCGACCGGATATTTTAATTTTGGTTTAGGAAACTATGCTTTAAAAGAATTAACAACAGGAGTTGGAAATACTGCCGTTGGGACTTATTCTTCCCAAAATATAACCAGTGCAAGTAATAATACCTCTGTAGGTTCGTATTCTTTATTAACAAATTCAACAGGATATGAAAATGTTGCTATTGGTGCGAGTTGTTTGCGTAGTTTAAGCTCAACTAAAAGAAATGTCGCCGTTGGTTATAATTCATTTACAAATTGGGTGGGAAGTTATGGGGTTAGTATAGGTTATTATGCTGGAACTACTGCAACGGCAGGAACTGGATTCACAAATGTGGGTTA